CACAAAGGTCTCTCGTCTGCGAATCCCCCAAAAAATCAAAAAGGCTGGTTTTGCCCCGCAAAATCTCGCTAAATCTCGCAAAATCTCGCAAAATCTCGCTAAATCTCGCAAAATCTTTGCTAAATTTTAATTATAGGGCTATATGCTAATATTTTGGCTTGTGAGAGCAGAGTTACTCAAGCGGGTAAACTTATAAGCAAAAGTTATTGCTGCTCTTAGAAACGAAAATATAGGCTTTAAACGATATAAGCACATTAAAAGAAAGGACAATATGCAAAAACAAAACGGTGGCAGGCCCACAATTTTACCTAAGATGTACGAAGAACCGCTTTTTAGTCAAATCATTGATAAAATTGAATCAGGCTGCAATGACAGAGAAATCTACACCAGTTTGCATTGTTCTGCTAAAACTTTTAGGAAGTGGCGAGATGACAATATAAAGGCGTATGACGAAGCTAAAGGTATCGCTAGGGGAAATCTATTAGAACTAGCTGAAAGTGCCTTAGCGAGCAAACTGACAGTCAGAACGATAAAAGAAACAGAAACAATATATGACGCTGACGGAAACGTTGAAAAAGTAAAGGTTAAAGAAAAAGAACTGGACAAAGATAGCTTAGTAGCAATGATGGTTGCTAAGGCTGGAAATCCTGAACTTTATAACCCTACTGAATGGCGGAGATTACAACAGGAAGAAGCAAGCTCTAATGACCTTAAAGCTAAAATCGAAGAACTTGACGACTATAAACTAAGTAAGTATAAAACGCCAGAAATTGAAGTTCCAGAGGGGTTTGAATGATTGAATTAAATAAAATTTACAACGAAGACTGTTTAGAAGGAATGAAAAAAATTCCTGACGGTAGTGTTGATATGATTTTGTGCGATTTGCCATATGGAACGACTGCTTGCACATGGGACGAAATCATTCCTTTCAAACCATTGTGGGAACAATACGAGCGAGTAATTAAAGACAATGGAGCGATAGTTTTGACAGCTAGTCAACCGTTCACAAGCAAGCTAGTTATGAGTAACATAAACTGGTTTAAACATGAATGGATATGGGAAAAGCAACGTGCATCAAATTTTATGAGAGCTAATCATGAACCTTTAAAATATCATGAAAACATACTAGTATTTTCAAAAGGGTTGCTGAACTTCAACCCACAAAGGTACAAAGTATTGGAAATAGACGAAATTATGACCATGACTAAAAAAGAAATGGAAGTAATGATGAAGTCAAAACATTATGATAGGTTTGGAAGAGTCGATAAGAGAAAAACAGTCCGAGGCCCAAACGAAAACAAAAAATATCTTGGTTCAGAAATTAAGAGAGTAAGAAACGCAGATGACGGTTTTAGAAACCCGAAAAGTGTACTTAAAATAAATAATAAACTGCATGGTAATATACACCCAACGCAAAAACCAGTTCCCTTATTTGAATACCTAATTAGGACTTATACAAATAAAGACGATACGGTATTGGATAACTGCATGGGTTCAGGAACAACAGCTATTGCATGCTTAAATACTGAACGAAATTTTATTGGATTTGAATTAAATGAAGAATATTATAACATGTCTTTGAAAAGAATATCTGAAAACGAATAGAAAGAATTTGAATGAATAATGAATTAATGTTCAGTAGTAAAACTGATTTGTGGTCTACTCCTAACGATTTCTTTGATAAGCTCAATGATGAATTTCATTTTACTTTAGACCCTTGTTCTACTCATGAAAACGCAAAGTGTTATAAACATTTTACGAAAGAGGAAAACGGACTACTGCAAGACTGGGGCAATGAAGTAGTATTTTGCAACCCACCTTACGGAAGACAGATTAAAGAATGGATTAAAAAATCCTATGAGGAATCACAAAAAGACAATACAACTGTTGTAATGCTTATTCCAGCACGTACTGACACGATTTATTTTCATGAGTATATCTATCATAAGGCAGAAATAAGATTTATTAAAGGTAGGTTAAAGTTTGGAAATGCCAAGAATTCAGCGCCTTTTCCAAGCATGGTCGTGATATTTGAATAGAAAGGGAATGAATGTATTATTTGAATAAAATGTTGGAATACAACAAAGAAAATGGCATTATTATTAACAAATACATTCGTAAGACTATTCAGAAGCAAATACGTATTCACAACAAGTATATTTATCGCTATGACCGTGTTACACAAGCTATTGAGTGGATAGAAGACAACTTCTATTTGACTACTGGTAACCTGACGAAAATCGAGCTACTACCAACGCAGCGCTGGTGGTACGAGTTAATGTTAGGCTATGATATGATTGATGAAAAAGGTGCTCAGGTCAATCTAGTCAATGAAATTTTCCTTAATTTAGGGCGTGGCTCTGGTAAGTCTAGTTTAATGGCTACAAGAGTGCTTAACTGGATGATTTTAGGCGGACAATATGGCGGAGAGAGCTTAGTTATTGCATATGATAATACACAGGCTAGACACGTATTTGACCAAGTTCGGAATCAAACAGAAGCAAGCGATACATTAAGAGTGTACAATGAAAACAAGATTTTCAAGAGTACAAAACAAGGGCTAGAATTTACTTCTTTTAAAACCACTTTCAAAAAGCAAACAAATGATACTTTACGAGCGCAAGGTGGTAACAGTTCACTTAACATCTTTGATGAAGTTCATACTTATGGCGAAGATATAACAGAATCAGTCAACAAAGGTTCACGTCAAAAACAAGATAACTGGCAAAGTATTTACATCACTTCTGGCGGACTTAAACGAGATGGACTATATGATAAACTTGTAGAGCGTTTCAAATCAGAAGAAGAATTTTACAATGATAGGTCGTTCGGCTTGCTTTACATGCTAGAAAATCATGAGCAGGTCAAAGATAAAAAGAATTGGACTATGGCTTTGCCGCTTATTGGTAATGTCCCTAAGTGGTCAGGAGTTATTGAGGAGTACGAACTTGCGCAAGGCGATCCAGCGTTACAGAATAAGTTCTTAGCGTTTAATATGGGCTTGCCTATGCAGGATACGGCTTACTACTTTACTCCACAGGATACTAAACTAACAGACTTCAATTTATCTGTATTTAATAAAAATAGAACTTATGTAGGAATTGACCTATCCTTAATTGGCGATTTAACAGCCGTATCGTTCGTTTGTGAGTTAGAGGGTAAAACTTACAGCCATACACTTACTTTCTCTGTACGGTCGCAATATGAGCAACTGGACACAGAACAGCAAGAACTATGGACTGAATTTGTTGACAGAGGCGAACTAATATTACTTGATACGGAATATATCAATGTAAATGACTTAATACCATATATTAATGACTTTAGAACTAAGACAGGGTGCAGACTTAGAAAAATCGGTTATGACCCAGCACGATATGAAATTTTAAAAGGGCTGATCGAGCGTTATTTCTTTGATAAGGACGGAGATAACCAAAGAGCAATTCGACAAGGTTTCTCAATGAACGACTATATTAAGCTATTAAAATCTAAGTTAGTAGAAAATAAACTTATCCATAATCAAAAAGTCATGCAGTGGGCTTTAAATAATACTGCTGTTAAAATCGGACAAAGTGGGGACTATATGTATACCAAAAAACTTGAAAAAGATAAAATTGACCCGACTGTGGCTTTGACAATGGCATTGGAAATGGCGGTGTCAGATGAAGTATAACGTTGACACAGTTCGAGAAAGTGGCTGGAAAAAGATAAAATTGACCCGACTGTGGCTTTGACAATGGCATTGGAAATGGCGGTGTCAGATGAAGTATAACGTTGACACAGTTCGAGAAAGTGGCTGGTACAATAAAAAAGAATGGTTGGCAGTCCGTGATTATGTAAGACAACGTGACAAAATGACTTGCGTAAGATGTGGTGCATTCGGTGCTAAAAGATACGAAGTAGACCATATTATAGAACTAACGTGGGAAAATCTCGATGACTGGAAAATAGCGCTAAACCCTGATAACCTACAACTCCTTTGTAAGTCTTGCCATAACAAGAAAACAGGCGAGTATAAACGAGGGAAAGGCGTAAGTTTATGGTAGAAAGGGGAAAAATTGAACTTATTCGGAAAAGTGGTATCATTTTCACGTGGAAAACTAAACAATGATACTCAAAGAGTCACAGCGTGGCAAAACGAAGCGGTAGAATATACAAGTGCCTTTGTGACTAATATTCACAATAAAATTGCTAATGAAATAACAAAAGTAGAATTTAATCATGTAAAATATAAAAAATCTGATGTTGGCTCTGATACTTTGATTAGTATGGCTGGTTCTGATTTAGATGAAGTTCTAAACTGGAGTTCTAAGGGCGAACATAATAGCATGGAGTTTTGGCAAAAGGTAATTAAAAAGTTACTTACAACTCGATATGTTGACTTGTACCCTATATTTGACAGTGAAACGGGCGATCTATCAGACTTACTGCTTGCTAATGATGAAAAAGAATATAAACCTGAAGAATTAGTAAGGCTTGTCAGTCCTTTTTATATCAATGAAGATACAAGTATTTTAGACAATGCTCTAGCTAGTATTCAAACTAAGCTGGAACAAGGTAAATTGCGTGGCTTGTTGAAAATTAATGCCTTTCTTGATATTGATAATACACAAGAGTATCGAGAAAAAGCACTAGCAACAATAAAGAACATGCAAGAGGGTTCGAGTTACAACGGTTTGACGCCAGTTGATAACAAGACAGAAATTGTAGAACTTAAAAAAGATTACTCTGTTTTAAACAAAGATGAAATTGAACTTATTAAATCAGAACTTTTAACAGGTTACTTTATGAATGAAAATATTTTGCTTGGTACTGCTACGCAAGAACAACAAATTTATTTTTATAATTCCACTATCATTCCTTTACTGATCCAACTTGAAAAGGAACTGACTTATAAACTGATTTCAACAAACCGCAGACGAGTAGTTAAGGATAATTTATATTATGAACGCATAATCGTAGATAACCAGCTATTCAAGTTTGCAACTTTGAAAGAATTAATTGACTTGTACCACGAAAATATTAATGGGCCTATTTTTACACAGAATCAACTTCTTGTTAAAATGGGCGAGCAACCAATAGAGGGTGGTGATATTTACGTAGCTAACCTTAACGCAGTTGCTGTTAAAAACCTAAGTGACCTACAAGGCAGTAGAAAGGACGTAACAAGCACAGATGAAACTAATAACCAATAGTGCTGAAATTAAAGTGACTGAAAACGAGGACGGTTCTAAGTCGTTCCAAGGTATTGGCTCAGAAGTTGGTGTAGAGAACCGTAATGGTATTATCTTGACTCCTAACTGTATTGAGTTTGCTAGAGAACGATATCCATTGCTATATGAACATGGTGCTGGATCTAGCGAAGTCATCGGGGACGCAAAAGTTTACTATGATTTGGCTTCTAATAAATACCTGACTGACTTCACGCTTTACGACAATGCACCAAACATTAACAAGGCTGTTGAAAATGGAGCGTTTGATTCACTATCAATCGCCTATTACATCACAGATTATGAGTTTAATGAAAATGATGCTCTAGTTGTAAATAAAGCACAGTTTAAAGAGATTTCTCTTGTTTCAGTACCAGCAGACCCTAACGCAAAATTTATTCAAAATGCCTTAGGCGAAGAACTCACAGAAGAACGCAACAAAATTATTGAAAGCCGTAACGCTTTGAAAGAAATTGAGGATATTAAAAAGAAATATGAATAAACCTGATTTAATCGAAAAACAAAATCGCTTGGCAGAGCTTAAAGAAAATAACGTATCTTTAAAATCTCAAATTAGTGGCTTTGAAGTAAAAAACGCAATCGAAGACCTACCTAAAGTACAAGAATTAGAAAAAACACTTTCAGAAAATTCAATTGAAATTATCAAAATTGAGAACGAACTTAACGCACAGGAAGAAAAACCAAAAGGAAAAGCTAAAATGACAAACTTTATTGAATCACAAAACGCTGTAACAGAATTTTTCGATGTATTGAAAAAGAACTCTGGAAAATCAGAAATTAAAAACGCTTGGAATGCAAAACTTGCTGAAAATGGTGTAACTATCACAGACAAAACTTTTGAGCTTCCACGCAAATTGGTTGAGTCAATCAACACAGCTTTGCTAAATACTAACCCAGTATTCAAAGTCTTCCGTGTTACAAATGTTGGCGCTTTGCTTGTATCACGCTCATTTGATTCAGCTGATGAAGCACAAGTTCACAAAGACGGACAACAAAAAACAGAGCAGGCAGCTACACTCACTATTGACACTCTTGAACCTGTGATGGTTTATAAATTGCAATCACTTGCTGAACGTGTTAAACGACTTCAAATGTCATATTCTGACCTTTACAACTTGATTGTAGCTGAACTTACACAAGCTATCGTTAACAAAATTGTCGACCTTGCGCTTGTTGAGGGAGACGGAACAAACGGTTTTAAATCAATCGAAAAAGAAGCAGACGCCAAAAAAATCAAAAAAATTACTACAAAGGCCAAATCAGCTGGCAAAACTCCATTTGCTGACGCTATTGAAGAAGCGGTTGACTTTGTTCGTCCTACTGCTGGACGTCGCTATTTGATTGTTAAAGCGGAAGACCGCAAAGCCTTGTTAGATGAGTTACGCCAAGCGACTGCAAATGCTCACGTTCGTATTAAAAATGATGATACTGAAATTGCTTCTGAAGTTGGAGTAGATGAAATCATTGTCTACACAGGTTCAAAGGCACTCAAACCTACTGTATTGGTAGACCAAAAATATCACATTGATATGCAAGACCTTACTAAAGTTGACGCATTTGAATGGAAAACTAATAGCAACATGATTTTGGTTGAAACACTAACAAGCGGTCATGTTGAAACTTACAACGCTGGTGCAGTAATTACAGTATCATAAGAATAAAACGGAGGAAGTAAATGATAGATTATATTAAAGTCTATTGTGGTATTCCGATTTTAGTAACAGCTTATGATAGTAAACTTATCTTATTCCGTTCAATAGCTATTAAATTGCTAGAAAAAAATGGTATTAAAGCTGACGAAACAAGTGCATTAGTGAAAGAATTTATCTCTTGTTATTGTCGGCTTAATATTGTTGATGAACCAGCAGAACAATGGCGAAATGCTGAAATGAAACGTTTGGCTTCTTTACAAGAGTTAATGTATTATGGAGGTATTTAATGATATTCTCACAAGTTACATTGCAAGTTGAAACGACTGTTAAGAAGAAGAACGGTGCAGAAGCTAATGTTATAAAGCCTATCGTTTTACCAGCAGTTAAACAGAGAATTAGTCAGTTAAGACTTGATGAGTTTTCTATGAAAGGACTTGGTAAAAACGTAAGATACGAGCTTAACGGAATCGGAGAAATGGAAGACTTGATTTTTAACTATTTCTTGGACGAAAAAGGCGTAACTTTCAAGCGGACAACATGGGAAAGAAACCCTAAGAATAACAAGATGATTTTAGAAGGAGTCGTGAGCAATGGAATTTGATTCTTATATAGATTGGTATAACAATTTACTCACAATGCCTCTAAATGACGTTATTTTAGGCGTTAAGGACACTATCGAAGACAAGACGGTATATTTGTCACTTAGTGACTCAAAGGTGCTTAAAATGGATAATACGAGCTTTGTCATGGGTTACTATTATCAAGTTGTTTTATCTGTTAAAGATGTTGACGATGAACTTGTCGAACTTGTCGGAAATGTTTTGCGAGACGGTTGGAATATGACGAACTGGTCAGAAAACAGCCATTTGTACAATTATACTGGAACGGTTTATTTGCCTTGTGGTGCAGGTGGTCAACCATGGCAATGAATTTACTTAATACAGCAAACATAGCTAAAGAAATGCAAACTAAAGTAACAGAACGCATGGGCGATTGGTTTGAAGCAGAGTTTAAAGCTAAGGCAAATGCTGCAGCCCGAAGGACTAGACTAATCAGAAGCCACGGTCACACCTATACTTATGCCAGATATCAAAATACCGGGCAATTGGCAGGAAACTTAAAACAAGTTAAAAAAGGCGATAAAGTAGTAGTTAATGCAGGTACTAGAGCTAATTATACTAGTGGTTATCATGGTATGTATTTCTTAGTTGAAAAAAAAGGTATGCAAGACGTCAAAACAACATTGAAAAAAGGCGCTAATTATGCTAATTCAATGAAATTATAAAAGTAGAAAGTGGCTTAATTACATTTGATTGAAATTAACAATAATGGTATTTTTTAATGAGTTTAGATAATTTTAGAAATAGAACGATTTTGTGGGACACAGTCAACAAAGACTTTCCCCAGCCAATACAAACAATGCAAGGCGATGTCAATGCTAGAACGTTATTAATTAAAATAGTTGATAACGGAACTGAAGTTGATTTAACTGGTCATTCATTAAAACTTACATATCACTACACTAATAGTAGTAATTCTGGTCTTGTTATGATCCCTCCTAAGGACTTAGCTAAGGGAGAATTTATTTTGGTAATTCCTACCGAAATGACAGCGACAGGAGTTATTGAAGCGAACTTAATACTTCTCAATAAAGACAAAGAGCAAGTTATTGTCAGTAAGAATCTTACGTTTATATCAGATAATTCGACAGTTTCTGATTTAGCTCAAGAAGTAAATAATAAGATTGATGATTTTACAAAATTATTATTGGCAAATATGCCACAAGTGATGCGTAGTGAGTTGAATGACTTACATGCTCAAACTGAATCAAACAAGAGCAATATTGAACTTAAAGCAAATTTAGCTGATATGACGAGCTTACAAAGTGCAATGACAGAGCTTAAAAAAGAAGTAGAAGCATTTGGTATTAGTCCTGAAAATTTAGTTACTATAAAATCGCTATTAGACGCAATTGCAAGTAACGCCAGTGAATCTGAAGTAGCCGAACTAATAAATTCAGTAAAGGTTTTAACAAGTAACATTTCTATGATGAGTAACGGAGATTACTCCCCTAAGGCTAATCAAACAGATTTAGAAAGTTTACAGTATACTGTTAATGACCATTCGGCAACCATTTCAGCAAAGGCTAATCAAACAGACTTAAATAACTTACAAGCTACTGTTGATAAACAAGGTATCTCTATTTCAGAAAAAGCTGAACAATCAGAGTTATCAATCACAAATAAAAATGTCGCAACTGCTCAAGAAACAGCAAATAAAGCTGAAAGTGAAGCCAAAAATGCAATGGCAAAGGCTACCGAAGCACAAGCAAATAGTTTACCACTTAATGGAAATGCTGTTAGTGCAAGCAAACTGGCAACACCTAGAAAACTCGGAGTAAATCTTCAATCTTCATCATTTCAATACTTTGACGGGACTGCTGATGCAACTAATATTGGAGTTTCAGGTGTGCTTCCAATCGCAAACGGAGGTACTTCAACAAGTGACGGAGTTATAAACACAACTGCCTATGCCAACAGCGCAGACGGTACGGACGGTTTCACGACTGTTTATCCGAATTTGAATCTAGGAGATAATACTAAAACGTTTGTCGGTGCAGAGGAGGCGGGAAGTGATCTAAGAGGTTCTATTAAAATAGATCCAGCAACTCAAAAAACACAAGATGGAGATTTTGTTTATTTAACCTATAAACCAGTCAAAGGTTATGTTGATTGGTTTAGGTTCTTCTTAATCCCTGACGCAGCAACACCTAATATGACGAAAGTCGCAGTTAAACCAAATACAAAATATACATTTAGTTTTTGGGCTAAGGGTAGTGGGGAACATACCGTCTTTGCGTATAAGGATTGGGCTTCACAAGGTGGTATGCAAAAAATCAATTTAACATTAGATTGGGCATTATACACTTGTACGGTAACCTCATCAAATGTTATTCCAGCTGGAAATGTTCAATTCTTTATAAGAAGTAACGCTGGAACAGAAATTAACCTTAAAAAACCTAAAGTAGAAGAAGGTCCAATTGCCACTCCTTGGATGCCATCAGCAAGCGAAATTACAATTGCTGATTATCCAAAGTATGTAGGGTTTAGTAATAGCATTAAACCAAATAAGAAAAGTTCTGATTACAAATGGCTACCAATGGGGTTAGTATCAATTGATAGGGCTACAGGCTCACTCAAGCCTGCGGTTATAGGTATAGATTGCGCTGAAGCACACCCAGTTGGCTCAGTAGTCACAAATACTTCAAGTTCATCATCAGGATATTCCACAGGCAAATGGGAAAATATCGGTTCAGCAGTAATCGGTTCAACAACAATATATTATTGGAAACGTACTGCATAAAAAAATAAAAAGGAAAATAAAAAATGAAATTAGATTATAACTCACGTGAGATTTTCTTTGGTAATGAAGCTCTAATCGTAGCTGATATGGCTAAGGGGAGTAACGGAAAACCAGAGTTCACTAACCATAAAATTGTAACTGGTTTGGTATCAGTTGGTTCAATGGAGGACCAAGCGGAAACTAACAACTATCCAGCCGATGACGTACCAGACCATGGAGTGAAAAAAGGAGCTACCTTACTTCAAGGCGAAATGGTATTTATTCAAACAGATCAAGCGCTTAAAGAAGACATTTTAGGTCAACAAAGAACAGCGAATGGTTTGGGTTGGTCTACTACTGGTGATTGGAAAACAAAATGTGTTCAGTACCTAATTAAAGGGCGCAAACGTGATAAAGTTACAGGAGAATTTATTGACGGTTATCGTGTAGTCGTTTATCCTAAATTGAAACCTACAGCAGAACCAACGAAAGAATCAGAAACAGATTCAGTAGACGGTGTCGACCCTATCCAATGGACGTTGGCAGTACAAGCTACTGAATCAGACATTTATTTGAATAATGGTAAAAATGTAGCTGCTATTGAGTACGAAATTTGGGGAGAACAAGCAAAAGACTTTGCTAAGAAAATGGAAAGCGGACTGTTCATTATGCAACCTGATACAGTTCTAGCTGGTGCTGTTACACTTGTAGCTCCTGTTATTCCTAATGTAACTACTACTAGACGTGGAGGAAATGACGGAACAATCGTAGTGCCTGACACTTTGAAAGATTCTAAGGGTGGAACTGTAAAAGTAACATCAGTGATTAAGGACGCAAATGGAAAAGTAGAAACAAATGGCCACCTTGCGCCCGGTGTCCATCTCGTAACGTTCTCTGCTGACGGATATCAAGATGTTAACTCAGGAGTTTCAGTAACTGACCATTCATAAGACTAAAAATTAATTAAGTAAAGGAATATATACAAAAAATGGCAAAACAATTAAGCACAGCACGTAAGTTTAAAATGATTACAGGTAAAGACCTTTTCCAGCAACAAAAGGCAATGGATACAGAGCTTAAAAAAGAAGATGGAGAAATTACAGATGTAATGGAATTCGTTCAATATGGTCTATACTTGGCTCTTTTTCAAGATAACATTGTAAAAGCAAAAAGCGACTTTGCAGACTTTCGTTCTAGCTTTGAGTTCGATACTGACGGTAAAGGACTTAAAGAACTAGTCGAACTGTGGCAGAAAGAAATTTAATGAGCTGAAAGGACTGTAAATGATTTTAAAACATGCAATTAGATACTTAGAGCTAACTGGTTCGGACTTTATTACAGATTTAAAAGACTTTGCAGACCTACAAAATTCTTTTGTCGCTGGATATATTCCTGATGACTTTACAGAGCAAATGGAGAGCTTTACAGACAAGTTATTGATACTTTGGGTAGATTGTAACGGAGGACTGCAAAACGCCTTAGACGACAAAACAGAGCTTCCTACAACTAACGAGTTAATTAATATCTTCTGTAAGACTGTTTTTATTAAAGAAAAAGAGGAAACGGAAGACGAAATGGTCTTCTTTTCTTCTAGTTCATTGATTAAGAAAAAGAAAGATACTGTAAAGGTAAACAAAACTTTAGAACTTTTGACTATTTTAGGCAATAATGAAATTGATATAACGCAGTTCATGGAAATGGAATTGGAACTAGTTTATAAAATAATTGAACTTATTGCAGAGAAGAAGAAAGAGGAAAAAGAAAAAGAGAAAAGGCGTAAAAGAAAGGGTATGTAATGGCAAGCAATGCAACGTTCGAGGTCGAGATATATGGTAACACCACGAAGTTCGAGAACTCACTTAGAGGCGTTAATACCGCAATGTCAGGACTTAGAGGAGAAGCTAAAAACTTACGAGACGCTCTAAAACTTGACCCGACAAATACCAGTAAAATGGCGCAATTGCAGAAGAACTTACAAACGCAGTTGGGCTTATCACGTGACAAAGCAGCAAAATTAAAAGAAGAACTTTCTACGGTTGACAAAGGTACGTCAGCAGGTCAAAAGAAATGGCTACAACTTACTAGAGATTTAGGGACAGCAGAAACACAAGCTAACAGGCTAGAGAGCGAAATAAAGCAAGTCGAGGATGCTATTAATTCAGGCTCTTGGGACATTGACGCTAAAATGGACACTAAAGGCGTTAATAGCGGAATTGATGGCATGAAGTCACGCTTTAGCGGTCTTAGAGAGATTGCTGTAGGTGTATTCAGGCAAATTGGTTCAAGTGCTGTTAGTGCTGTTGGTAATGGCTTAAGGGGCTGGATATCTGACGCAATGGACACCCAGAAAGCCATGATTGCCTTGAAAAATACAATGAAGTTCAAGGGTAATGGAAAAGAATTCGACTATGTAAGCAATTCTATGCAGAGGCTAGCTAGAGATACAAACGCAAATAGTGAAGATACTTTAAAACTTTCAACAACGTTCATTGGTTTAGGGGATAGTGCTAAGTCAGCTGTTAGTAAAACGGAAGCATTAGTAAAAGCTAACCAAGCGTTTGGTGGTACTGGCGAAAACTTAAAAGGTGTCGCCCAAGCTTATGGTCAGATGGCGGCTTCTGGAAAAGTTACTGCCGAAAATATTAATCAGTTGACTGATAACAACACGGCTCTTAGTGCTTCTTTAAAAGACACTGTTATGCAAATGAACCCGCAATTAAAGCAGTATGCTTCATTCAATGAAGCTGTTTCAGATGGTGCTGTCTCAATGGAGATGCTCGATAAAGCTATGCAAAAAGCAGCAGACGGTTCAGGCAGTGCTACAAAAACTATAAGGGACACTTGGTCTGGTTTTAATGAAGACTTATCACAAGCCTTACTTCCTACTCTTGAGGCTTTAACGCCTGTTATTAATGCTTTAATTGATAAAATGGACGATTGGGGCAAAGGTGCTGGTAAAGCTGTAGCAAATGTAGTTAAGTATTTTCAAGACTTGTTTCAAAAACTACAAGAAAATGCAGCAACTTTAGCGTTTTTAGAGGCTTGGGATAACATAAAAAGCGCATTTGGTTCCATAGTTTCTATTATAGCGAACGTCATAAATTCATTTCTTGGAATAAATACAGAAACAACAAAAAACGCAACAAGCATAGACAACGTAGCAAAGAGCATAGCTGTATTTGCTGGAAAGTTGTCAGAAGTTACGAAAAAAATAGCTGATTTTCTGAAAAAAATTAGTGAAAGTGAAGCTGCTATGTCAGTCTTAAAAGGGTCTTTAGTAGTTCTTGCTAGTGCCTTTGCAGCTTTCAAAGTGGCTAAAGGTATATTGGCGATAATAGACGCTTTTAAGATAATGAAAGCAGTAATTAGTATCGTCATATCATCTATAAAAATACTTTATGCAACAATTTTAGCTAATCCATTTGCTGCCATAGCTGTGGCAATTGCAGCAGTCGTTGCTGCTCTAGTTTACTTCTTCACTCAAACTAAAACAGGTAAAAAGATATGGGCGGACTTTGTAGACTTCTTAAAGAGTGCATGGGATAGCGTGGTTTCATTCTTTAGTGGTATTGGTCAATGGTTCACTGATATATGGAACGGAGCAGTTGACGGAGCAAAAGGTATCTGGCAAGGCTTAGTTGATTGGTTCAGTGGAATTGTACAAGGTATCCAAAACATTTGGAACGGAATAACAACATTCTTTACTACCTTATGGACAACTGTTGTTACTGGAATTCAAACAGCATGGGCTGGAGTTACGGGGTTCTTCACAGGGCTATGGAATGGAATAGTGAATATCGTTAAAACTGTGTTTACAACTATCGCCTCTTTAGTGACAGGTGCTTATAACTGGTTTGTTACAACTTTCCAACCTTTAATTAGTTTTTATCAATCTATATTTGGTTTAATTGGTTCGATAATTAACTTGGCATTCCAACTTATATTGGCTACAATTCGTGGTGCTTATCAATTAGTTCTTAACGCATGGCAAGGCCTGTCAGCTTGGTTTGGTGGAATATTTAATGCTGTTAGTTCAGTAGTTTCAACAGTATTTAGTGCCATTGGTGGCTTTGCTGTTTCAGCTTGGAATGTAGTTAGGTCAGTATGGAGTGCTATTTCAGGTTTCTTTAGTGGAATATTTAATGTTGTAAGGGGAGTTGTATCTAGTGCTTTCAGTGCAATCGGTAGCTTTGCTTCTAGCGCTTGGGGAGTAGTTTCATCAATATGGAGTGCAGCTTCAGGTTTCTTTAGCGGTATATTCAATTCTGTTCGTAGCGTTGTTAGCGGAGTATTTAGCGCCATAGGTGGCTTTGCTTCAAGTGCTTGGTCAAGAATTTCAGGTGTATTCAACGGAGTAGGTAGTTTCTTTAGCGGAGTATTTAATGGTGCTAAAAGTGCAGTTAGTGGAGTATTCGCTGCTTTCGGAGGTTTTGCTTCAAATGCTTACAACGCAATAACAGGAGTATTTGACGGACTTGGCAGCTTCTTTAGTGGGTTATTCGGAGGAATTAAAGACACGATAGACAGAGTTCTAGGCGGTGTTACAGGCACGATTGACAAAATATCAGGAGCTATTAATGGTATCGCTGGGAAACTTGGTGGAATGTTCAAAGGTTCTATGGTAGTAGGTTTGCCAGAATTTAACTTATCTTCTAGCGGTTACGGTTTAAGCACTAATAGCGTATCAAACGACAATAGAACATATAATACATTTAACGTACAAGGTGGTGCTGGTCAAGATGTTTCTAACTTAGCACGAGCAATCAGACGAGAATTTGACCTAGGGAGGGCTTAATGGTAAGACAGTACAAAATACATACCAACTTAGACGGAACAGACGATAAAGTTTGGGACGTTACAAATGGAAAAGTTAGATTTTACCAGCCCTCTAATTTAGGGTTACAATCAACTAATAACATTTGGCAAAGTAATGGTATTGGAGTAATGGGAACTCGCTCAATTACACAGCCACAAATAGAGTTTAAATTAGAAACGTTTGGCGAAAGTTTAGAAGAAAATTATCGGTTAATGAAAGACTTTATAAACGATATTCTTAACCAAAAATTCGTTACACTTGAATATCAAACAGAGATTTTTCAGGTATATGCTGATTTAGCTTTAGCAGATGTCACAAAGACAGAGGGTTACGGTAAAAATGGTACTTTCAGCGAAAAGATAACTTTTGATATAATTACAAAATGGTATACCTACGAAAACTTAACTTTCGATATGGTTCAAAATGGTAAAGTTATCGCTGGTAAGTCTAAAATTTATGGCGGATATAAAGGGAACGAAACACCTTTACAAAACTATAATAGACTTAAAGCGAGTCCTTCTTTAAATTTGCCGAATTTGAATCTAGGAGATAATACTAAAACGTTTGTCGGTGCAGAGGATAGTAACAATCGAAGAGGTTCTATTGTAATAGATCCAGCAACTCAAAAAACACAAGATGGAGATTTTAAGTATTTGACCTATAAACCAGTCAAAGGTTATGTTGATTGGTTTAGGTTCTTCTTAGTTCCTGACGCAGCAACACCTAATATGACGAAAGTCGCAGTTAAACCAAATACAAAATATACATTTAGTTTTTGGGCTAAGGGTAGTGGGGAACATACCGTCTTTGCGTATAAGGATTGGGCTTCACAAGGTGGTATGCAAAAAATCAATTTAACATTAGATTGGGCATTATACACTTGTACGGTAACCTCATCAAATGTTATTCCAGCTGGAAATGTTCAATTCTTTATAAGAAGTAACGCTGGAACAGAAATTAACCTTAAAAAACCTAAAGTAGAAGAAGGCGAAACCGCCACTCCTTGGATGCCATCAGCAAGCGAAATTACAATTGCTGATATAAGTGAATATTTTGGATATAATTATGTAGCAAACCAAGCCTATACTTACTATGGAGAATCAAATATAGAACGATTAAGTCGCTGGGATATAAAAGAGGAAATATTTAGTTTTATGGGGATATTATATCCGAAACTACCTAAAACACCTACTGGAGTTAGATTTTTAGACGATTTTGGAAATGAATATACTGCAATTGTATTCAAGACGGAACAGGTGCAAGACTATATTTTAATTAATACAGATGTAAATGACGAAACTTATCAAGGTTGGAAGGGGACAACTGCTCTAAATTTATTCCCTGTAATGGACTTTGAGCGATACAGAACTCGTATAATTGAAAAAGGTCAAATGGAGCTAATCAATTTAAGTAAGGCAGAGTTTAAAATCAAGAGAAAGGCGGACTTCGTTTAATGTTAGAAGCTAATGTTTATGATAACTTTAACCCTAATTATTATAATATATCTGATTTTACTCTTCCTAATGGTAAAAAAGACAAAAGAGGTCTACCAATACCAAAGGCAAGATGTCAAGTCATTAACTATGAACTGTGGGAAACAGGTTATCTTTACACTTCATCAGCTACTTTGACCGTTTCGGTAGAAGTTGGCGATATTGTTCAAATTCTCTTTCCTGAAGTTGTTCCAATTGAGGAAGCTCTAGGTAAAAAGAAAAAGCTGAATTTAGATATGGTTTACCTTGTGACAGATGTAGATGAAAGTAATAAAGCTACGTTAAAGAACTATTTTTGGGCAATGATTGAAGGCCTAGATGTTCCGAACGCAATAACTAAAACGACAAACTTCGCTATCATTGACTATTTGATTGACCCTAATAAGAATGATTTAATGAGTTATGGTTATTTCTTTAATTCAAGTATTTTCGCTGGGAAGGCTACAATTAACCGAAAAGCGGAAACTTCATCAGCTCATGACGTAGCTAAGAGGATATTTTCCAAAGTTCAATTTCAACCCACTACAACTATTCAACATGCTTCATCTGAAACAGACCCCAGGAACTTGTTATTTATTAACTTCGCTTCTAGGAATTGGAACAGAAATAGAATCACGACAAGGGTAGACATTAAGCAAAGTGTGGCAGTAGAAACCGAAACAATAGTAGAGCGTTCAGCTTATAATTTCGCTGTTGTGTTTATCAAAAATAAGGAAGCAGACGACTACATAGACCCCCCTAAAATGTACACAGCAAAAAATAACGGCGATGTCATTGATTATAGCACTTATCACGGAGACGGAACAGACTTGCCAGATGTAAGAACAGCTAAAACATTGTTTTATGATAGAGATGACCACGGAAACCCTCCTAATATGTCTACTATTAAGGCTGAAATTTCGCCCTCTACAATCGTCACAAGGTTAATATTTAATCAAAACGAACTTTTGCCTTTGTATGTCAACGACTTAGTAGATATATGGTACGAAGGTAAACTGTATTCGGGTTACATAGCAGATAGAGTTAAAACAGAGTTCAATGATAGACTTATTTTTGTAGAAAGTGGAGACAAGCCGAATGTTATATGAGTATGTAGCCACTTATGGCGACAAATATAGAATAGATAGCTTCACAGGGTACAGAGAGCTACGTAAAGACCACTTAGAACTATTGGCTGGTAAAGTGTATTATAATAGCAAAAACTCGCTTAGAATTGAAACTACGCTCTTGTACGAAGTAGGTCAATTTGTATCAATTGGAGGTTATCCGTATGGCGGTAGAAAATTTAGATTATTGGAGCTATCAATTACTGATAACCCAGTTTTAGATAAAGCGAAGATAATTTCAAGAAAGGTTAAAAATGACAATTAAAAACTTTACATTCTTTAGTCCAAACAGTACAGAGTTTCCAGTCGGTTCTAATAATGACGCAAAGTTATATATGATGTTGACTGGAATGGACTATGGAACAATCAGGCGCAAAGATTGGTCAGCGCCAGTAAACACAGCCCTAAATGTACAATATACCAATACTTCAATTATTGCTGGAGGTAGATATTTTGAACTATCAAACGAAACGGTAGCTCTAAAGGCTAATTCTGTCAATTATATCCATGCAAATATTGACTTAACTCAAACTACTAGTCCTGTAAAGTTATCAGCTGAAACCTTAAACAATAGCAACAGAACCGATATAAATAATAGTTCAGGTGTCCTAAAGGTTTTGATTGATATCAGAACGACTAATGGTTTAGGGGTAATCAGTTCTGAAATACCAAAACAAATAACTACATTGGACGAATTAGCAACAAAGACAGCTAATATTGAAGACTTGACAGTCAAAGGAGATATCAAGGGCTGGACTAGCGTTTCAATGCAAAACGTAGCTAGTGCAACTCTTCAATATAAAAAAATTAACGGTGCCATTTGTTTACGTGGTTCAGGAAACTGGGGTGCCTTTAAAGCAAATTCTACAAAAGTTGTCGGAAGTTTGCCACCAGAAGTAAGACCAACTGATAACACTCAATTTGAAATGACAACACAACGTGCAAATAACAACAATAAACCAATGGAACTACAAATAGATACTAACGGTACGATAAGCGTATGGAGTTACTCTGCTGGTTCAGGTAACTATGGCGGTGTCGTAGGGACATATTTCCAATAGAAAGCGAAACACAATGGTAACTAAAATGATTTTAATAACTATCTTGATTTTAGCGATTTTATTTGCTACATGGGTTAAAGATAGAGAAGCGATGAACCCACCTTTCAAGCATAGACTTGTAATTGACTTAACTGTGATATTCTCTCTGTGGGTTTTATATGCAGTTTTCTTCTTTACGCAAACACCCTCAACTTCTGATATTGCAGAAACTGTAATTAATGTAGGTTTGTTATACTTTGTAGGACAATTTATTTATTTGATTGCAAAAATCAGTCCTATGTTCGACGGTTTGGTTAAACTTATCAAAAAGAATGGTGTAAGTATTCCTGAAGTAGAGGAAGAACAAACGGAGGATAAAAAAGAATGAATATAACTAATGCTGGTGTACGTGGTTATAATCCTACTGGGGTTGTAATTCACAATGACGCTGGGTCAAATGGTGCTAACACTGGTTTCTATAAAAGTTGGTTACCTAATCACGATCCAGAAAATGGCTTTGCACACGTTTATATCGCTTCAGATGGACGATTGCAGGCTTCTGATTTCTCTAATATGGCATGGCATTGTGCTAACTCATACGGTAATGCAAATTATGCTAGTTGGGAAGTGTGCCAATCAGAGGGCGATTTAAGTCAGTTCTTGAGGAATGAACAGGCGGTACTAGATGACGTAGCTAAGTACATGAAACAGTGGGGCTTAACTCCTAATCACGATACTGTGAAGCTACACCAAGAACTATCAGCTACTTCATGCCCTAGACGCTCCGTAGAAGTACATGGTGGAACAATAGAAAGCTGTCGTTCATACTTTATCACAGAACTAAACAAACGCATTACAGGGCGAAATACAAATACAAATACAAATACAAATACAAATACAGAAAAGAGGAAATACAAAATGTTTGCAATTTATTCAGACGGTTCTAATAAACAACTTTATATCCTTAATGTAGCAACAGGAAAAGAAAGTAAAATCACTAATGATGAACGAAAAGCAATTCTAGCTGATAACGTTATGAAAGAAATGGTGGTCGATTTCGGCAAAGCGAATCGTACATCGCTCGGAAAATCTAACGAAGCACTTAAAAAATTCCGTTAATATAAAAAAAGACAGCTTTATAGCTGTTTTTATATTTCTTTATATTTAATTTTCTTCACCTCTTTTTCGTTGTTCTTCAAGTGCTTTCTCTTTAGCTTGCCTTATATGCTCATATTTTGCTTTCTCTTGCGTTTTAAACTCTTGTTGATATAATTGTGCCACAACATCATTAAAGTTGTTATTTGCCCTTTTATGAGCTTGCTGAATTAGTGCAATACTTCTAATTGTATCGTCTGTTAAAATAAAGATAATTATTCTGCTTTATGTGTACGTGAATTATAATATGCTTTCGCCATAGCTATGTCTTTATTATTTGCTTTCATATTTTTAAATGACTTAATAACTTTATATTCGCCCTGTGAATCAATTTCAATTAAACGCATTTCAAATAAAGGAACAAGCCTATACATTGTTAATACAAACGCAAAATCATTATTTGCTTCTTCTAGCGTGTCGCTTGTTTTATAATAATCACCGTCTATTGCGCTATACCAAATCTCATATTTCATGCCATGCTCTTTTCTATTAAATCTTTTTCTTAAAATTTTGGCGGTTCTTGTCGTTCTGGCGTTTCAACTTTATCATATTCGCCATTTTTAATATAAAAACTATTTTGTTTGTATAATTGTTCTAGTTCTTCATTCCATAACTTATAATAGTTCCATAAGTCTATTGAAGTTTTAGAATTAACGTCATTAATTTTCAATTCATGTACAGCCATTTGTTCTAAGTGACTACCGATTAATTTTAAAATAAACCATTGTGCGTCTTGTGCTTCTTTTTTCATGCCGTGCTCTTTTCTATGTTTTAATTGCTTACCTGCTTAATGGCTTCAATAATATTATTGCCAGCATTTATTAGAATTTCACCACTTACAGTTACATTCTTTCTTGAAAATAGTTCGTTCTCGATCTTTATAAAGTGCATTGCTTTAGCTAAAAATTGAGCTGATGACTCATAATATAATGTTTCTAGTTCATCATCTGAAAGCTGTGTTAAATCATCGTTAGCAAAAGTTGTTAGTTTTCGCTTAATCTCTTTGCCGTCTTCTTCTTCTACGTAGTAACGCTTCATTTATTCATTCCTCTAATTTCAAATTTTTCAATAATATACCGTTTAGAACCAAGTTCAAAGCTGACTAGATAATTATTAAAAGGGTCTTTTTTGTTCAAGTCGTTAGCAATCTTTCTAGCTGTTGACCGTGGATATTTTGAACTATTAATCTGACTTGTATACTTGTGCAATATTATCTCATTACCTCCCTTTGCATTTTACGCTTTAATCGTTGCTTATACCGATACTCTTTACTTGGCTCTAAGCTAGACAATAACTCATCTAATAAATCAAACGCTTCTCCGTTATCACCTACGCTATCAATCTTTTTAAGTGTAAGCTCGTGCATTTCATCATCATTAAAAAACATAGTAAGATAAGGGAATGCTACGGTATTCGGTAAACTCAAGCGTGATTTAGTCATTTTTAAGTTAGGATATTTACCTGTTTCAGCTTTAACTTTTGATTCAAACTGACTTATTCCGACACCTTGCTCTTTTAGCACGCTATTAATTCTTTCATACAATTCTTGATTTGTCATTATGCTATAACCTCTATAATTTCAGTATGCTTTTTAACTTCTTGTTTTTGTTCTTCTGGAAGTAATTCGTTCCATTTTAAAGCCTCTTTTTTATCATAAAACTTACGTGTTTTAATTTCTTTTTCCAATATCCAAGATACTGTGTAGTATGTAAATTCGTCTTTCATTATCCAATCACTCCTGTCTTTATATTTAGTCTTTGCTGACTTGATAAGTGATATAAATTGCACCACTTACAGTAATAAGCTCTAACTGGTATCTTATCAGCTTTCTTTTTCCTATGCTGGGCATTTGCTATTGAATATAAAGCGCCCATTTTTGTGTATTTGCGTTTTTTACACATATTATTCACTAGCTTTCTTAATCATTGCTTGCTTATAAGCTATAATCGTTCCTTTAACCATATCACTTTGGATTTCCCCTTGTTTAATAAACCCTTTTTGTTCTAATTGAATTACTTGTTTTGTTAATCCTTTTAATGTAAATGCTGTTGCTACTTTAATTTTATCCTTAGGTTTTCTGTTAAATAATTTCATTTATTTTTTCACCAAAACTTTCTATTTTCGTGTCTTCGTAATTAATTATCAAAAACACTCCATTCATTTATCGTAAATAATTCAAAGCCTTTTAGCTTGTCTTGCTTTTCAATTGCCGCCTGCTTGTTATCTTGCTCTCTTAGCAGTTCAATTATAGGTCTACCAATATCAAACCACTTGATGACCGTATTAGCTTTAAGTCCAAAATACTTAGCACATTGAGCTTTACAACTAAAGTGTAGTTCTTCTTCTGTAATAGGGTTATAAGCTACTATTTCCCTATCCTTTCGTATTGCCATTATTTGACCACCTTTCTATAAGACTATAATATCAAATTATCTTATGTCTGTCAAGAATAAACTTTAAACCTCTTCAATAAAATGCAAATATCTTTCATTTGTCCTCCTTCATTTCTATAAGACTATAATATCAAAAAAAGCTCATACTGTCAAGCATAAACTCTTTTTACTTTCATTATTCTACTTTCCTTTTAAAGTGTTGTAAATGCTTAGCTACTTCATGTTTATCAATTTCTTCTTGTGTCCATTTATAACATTTTTGGTTAGGCGCTTTAAGGAAAAATTCCAGTCCAATATCTTTTGCCAAATAGCCATTTCTGTCTTGAGGTTCAGGAATACAGATATAAAATAACTCATCTTCTTCTACTTCCCATTTATCACGGTTCAATAATAACCATAAGTGAACTGCTTTAGTATACCCACTTAATCCAAATACTTCTAAAATATCTTTATATTTCTTTGTATCGCTAACTTCTACTTCTTCAAACAATTTGTCGAAAATTTCTCTGCCAAAACGTTTACTATATATTGTGTCATCAGTATCTAATGTTTGATGTTCTTCTAGCCATTCGTTTAACTCTTTAGAGATAATAATTTTTTCTGTCATTTTATTCGCCTTTCCATTGTTTAAAATCATCAGCTATATCTTGTGCAAAGCCTATAATATCTTCAGTAGTGTACTCTGTGAGCTTATTCTCGTTACTTAAGTTAGCTAGTTCTTTGGCATAGTCTAAGGCTTTTTTATGGTCCTTATCGTAGCTCTCGCCCTCTTTCTTGCCAGCTCTTACTAGATACTTTAATACCTGCATTGTATACCAACCTACAAGCTCTTCGTAGTTAAAATTATGTTTCAAGTATTCATTAAGTTCAATACCGTATTCGTTGGCATAGTGCCGATTTTCTTTTAAGTTCATTTAGATGTTACCTCCAAGCCATGCAATAAGCAACGTTGCGATTATACCTATCCAAGTGATAGCGATAAGTGTAAAGCCGACGCCTGCAACTATCATTAAAGTTTTTACTGTATCTTTCATTTTGTCCTCCTATATTTATAATTACATTCTATCAAATCGCTTTTACTTTGTCAAATATTAACTGTTTTTAACCATAAATAATTTCTCACATTTGTCATTTCTTGTTCCACTTTGCAAAGTGCTACGTGCTTTGTCAAAAGAATATACAACTTCAAAACGTTCGTCAGAAATTGAATAACTTGAAATTATCACGATGTTATTTTTAGCTATTTCAAATGCCCAATCGTAAAACTCTTGACTATCGAATGAATTGATATAACCTTTTTGGTTACTTCCTTCATAAGGAGGATCAAGATATAATATAGCTCCAGAAACTTCGCTAAAATCATGATAACTTTTATTCGTTGCTTTTATTTTATTTACTTTTTGAAGTCTGTCAAAATGTTGGAGTCGTTCAAGTTGTTCAAGTCGTTGGAGTCGTTCAAGTTGTTGAAGGTGTTGAAGTTGTCCTAAAGTTTTATTCTTTTCTAGCTTAGCGTTAAACCAATTCCAGTCCAGTCCAGAAGTAACTTTCTTATATGTTTCTGTCTGTTTATAACCTCTAAAAACATCATGCTTTTCGATAATTTCTTTAGCTAGATTATGTTTTAAGTCTGAAATTTCTTTAGAATATAAATAAGTCTTCTTATTATTACCGAAAGAGTTAATCAGCAACTTCAAAAAGTCATCTGTTGTCTTGTTTTCTTTATCCTTAATCTCTAAGAACTCATCTCTTGAAACAATAAGGGTTTTTATCCATTCACGGTCTTGAGAGACAACTCGTTCAAATGCATTGGTTATATCCTTGTCTAAGTCATTATAATGGACTTCTAAACCATTTAAAATACACTCGGCTGTAATTGCTCCGCCTCCTCCGAAGATGTCGTATATCGGCCTGTCTGTGCCAAAGTTCTGTTTGATAATTTCAACTATTTTCTTACTTATCTTTTTCTTGCTTCCTTGATACGGTAGCCCAATAGGTTTACCTTTTCTGATTTTCTTCTCGTCTAACTTAAGCATTATTCCTTGTCTTTCTAGTTTGATATAATTTATTCCAGTTTTCTATAAGTGCCAGCAACTTAGGTTCATTATATTCGGTAAACAGTTCAATCTGTGATGTATACCAGCAGTGTAGACAGCGATCGCAACTATAACAGATGTTCACGTATCCTCTGCAACCTTTGCAAACTCCTAAACCGTCACTCGTTGGAATATCGAAGCAATGGCAATACCTTTTGTCGTTAAAATATTTTATTTTCATTGTTACCTTTCTAGTTTATTTTATATACTATTATATCAAAAAAACTCTAAGCTGTAAAGCCTAAAGTCTTATATGATATTATTTTTCTTTCAATTTATTCTTGAACCAAATGATTCGTTCTTTGAACCAAGCGTCAACTCCTTCAGGTCGTAGCCATTTGCCTTGCTTCACACCGTTCTTTTCCATGAACTCAATCACTTTATCAGGAGTTTCAAGTTCGCCGAATAAGCTAGGTTTAACAGCGTTGAATTTACTAAACATTTCCAGCGTTTCGATGTAGCTATCTTTCAGAAGTTCCGTATCAAGCAATTTTTGGGCCTTTTCGGCACGTTTAGCAAGTCGTTCGTTAGCTTGTTCCAGTTGCTCTTTTTGACGCTGTAAGCTCAAGTTATGATTGATGTAAGCAATTTGCTGTGCATGTCGTCCAAGTTTGCCTTGTGTATTAAGCTCAATCAGTTTAGCTAAACCCTCGCCAAGAATTTCATCAGCTACAAGATTATGCTTGTATTTTTTATTTGTGTTTCGTACGTAGTTGTCAAGCGTTTGTTTGATTTTAAGTTTTTTGTGTAGTTCTCTTAATGTTGTCAATTTAATACTCCTTCATATATTTTACCAAACTTCAAAGCATTAATTTTAACTAGTTGTTTCAAGTCTGATATAAATTGCTGTTCCCCGTCAAAGTCAAATGGCATTGATACATTTTCCTTGATCCAAGTGAAAGCCCCGTCAAAGTCTTGTCTTAGTAAGCTCATTTTATCCACAATATCGATAATTTGCTCTCTCTCTTCTACTGTATACATAAAACCAACTTTCTAGAAAGGCAAATCTTCCGTGTTAACTTCAATCGGTTCAGAACCACCAAATAAGTCTTGTTTAGCTTGTGCTTGACTATTATTATCATTAGAGATAAACACTTTTTCAACCGTAGGAAAAACAAAGTTATAATTTACATATTCGCCTGATTCCTTAGCTTGTACACGACCACTGACCGTTACTGTGTCGCCTAATTGAATGAAGTCAGGCAAGAACGCCGAACCATATGCAACTTTTACATTAGAACCTTTTTCTTTTTCAAACAATGGGACTGAAATAATTTTCTTGTCGCCTTTTGCTGTGTTTACTGTACGTGTATTCTTTTCGTTCGCTTGTGCTGTTACTGTGATGATTGCCATTTTTTATTTTCCCTCTGTTGCTTTCCAAATTGTCATAATATCAAAGATTTCTTTTTTTGTCTTTGTTCTAAGTAGTTCCATGTTAGGATATCCAAGTTCTTCAGCTCGGTTTAGCGCTGGTTGAATCTCTCTAAGACGTTGCTTTTCAGCTTCCAACAGTTTTTGCTCTTCTGTCAAGTCGGGGAGGTCTTCATTTGCATAAATGTATAGCCCTAAACCATGACGAGCGATTGCCTTAACTAGTCCACGTTGAATTGCTTTGTTAACATCCATTGAAGTCAGTTTTTCAAGCGGAATTGATTGGTTACGATAGTCCATCACGGGAAGGTATTCGATATGCTCTAAACCCTCAATAGTCATACCAACCTTAACCCACGCTGTACGACCGTCTGTGTGGTAGTTTAAACCTTGCTCATTTTCATAAACTTTGCTGTTAGCTTCAGGATATACTTTTTTAACTTCAGACCATGCAAATGCCCAACTTAGATAATCAAGATTATTCTTTTTACTCTTTTTATCATTGACATTAATGACGCTTAATTTTTCAAATACGCTCATTTTTTCCTCCATTTGAAGCGGCCAGCACTTTTTCTTTTTCCGTTGCAACATGCACTTATACTAGTTGCATCAATCCCTGTTTCTCGTTCTGCTTGTCTCATTGATTTAAATACATTTAATATATTATCATTTAAGTCTAATTGAATAACTTTTTTTGATAATTTTTCAGCAACCCTTTTTGTTCTAGTGCCATGTATGGCGTTTTCTCTTTCAGTGCACCATTCAAGATTACTTAAATCGTTATTTAACTTATTTTCGTCAATGTGATTAATTTGAGGCTTTTTCCCAGGGTTGTCTATAAAAGCAGTTGCTATAATTCTGTGCAGGAGCAGATTTTTCCTTTTATTATGTTTATATAAGCAATGCCTTAAATATCCGTCTTTAGTAATCCAAGGTTTAAGCATTATACCGCTTTTTATATTTCTAACTTTGCCTAGATTAGATACTTCATAATTTTCAAAACCCTCAACTTTAACAAAAGTTTCAACTTCGCTCATTCGACAGCCTCTTCTTTCCAACCTTGGCTTTTAAGTTCTTCAGTAACTTTTTTTACAACTTCCTCAAGCTGTTTTTCATCAAATTTAATATTAATTGTTTCCATTTTCTACTCTTTCTATGATGAATACATCGCCTTGTCTTGTAATTTCGATATTATACTTAAGCATTGGTAAAATATATCCGTCGTCCCAGTAGTTCCACAAGTCATTTATCAAGCCATATAAGCACTCGTTAGGTTCTGCCCTATACTTTACTTCGTCCATCTCTTCGAGCTCTTTAGATAGCTTTCTTACGCCTCTGGCATAATGTTTACTTGCTTTTTCTCTGGCCCTTAAACTTTTGTAGTTGCTTTTCATAAATGAACTTTCTAATATCTTCTTTCTGCTGTTTTTCCTCTTTGTCAGACCAGCCAACCTTTTGACCTTTTCGTTTGCCACTTTGGTAAACTCGCCTGTTATCATCAGGAAAGCCATTTCTCTCGAAGTACATTCTAGCATATTCAAAGTAATTTAAGCTGTTGATGTACTGTTGACTACCCTTTTTGTGATAATTAAGAGTTATTAATCGCCTTTCAGCTAGTTCTTCAAAAGATGTTATCATACTTCTTCCTTAACGAAACCTAAAAGTTTCAAAGCTACATATTCTTCGCTATCTTCTTCAACCTCTTTTGCAATTTCTTCATCACTAGTTAGTTCTTCTTCACCAGCATAATATAAAGGTGCAAACCCAGTCTTATCAGAGAAGTTATAAAATTTAAATTTAGGTACAACGACTTCATAACCGTTAATAACAGCGTCTAACATTTTTTCTTTTTCATCGAATTGTTCAAACGGTTGTTCTTTTGTTGTTTCATAAACTTTTTCATAACCGTCTTCAAGAGGGTAGTTCCAACCCCACCGAGAAATATAATAAAATGCTTTGCTTTTATCTGTCCCAAATGTTTTAAGATAATCAGCTTGTTCTTTTGTCAGTTTAACTACCATTTGTTAGTCCTCCTTTATTTCTATATATATTATTTTATCAAATTACTTTTACTTTGTCAAACATTAGATGATATTTTTTTATTTATTTCTGCTTTTAATTGCAAGGCTCTAATTAATGCACGCTTAGAATATTCGTTTTCGCAAGCTGTATGCAATTCCTTAGACTGTCTGACTAGAAATTCAGCACGACCGAGCCATACTTTGAAAAGTTCATCATTATGCCATTCTGCTTTTACCATTTCTTCTAATGCACGATATAACCAGCCATACACTTCAGCATGTAAATTAATCGCTTTGTTCTCATAATTAATCATTTTCTGTTACCTTTCCTTGCTCTTTAGCTAAGTCTAAGAAAGCCAGTGCCGATTCTTTCGTCGTTTCGATTGGTGTTTCCTGTTTGACTTCTTCAATTAGTTCGCTATCAGGTTCTTTTTTATCTTGTTCAATTGATGTAAAAGCCGAACCAACATATCCCCAAAGAATTTCATTATTGAAAGCAAAGTTTCGAGCAAATACTTTCATGATAGAATATCTGTTTTTAGTCTTACTATTAATTTTAGGCGACATAGTAAATGCAATCTCATACCAAGATGGAATAGTCGTAGCACCTAATATATGGCTCGGAATGATACGAAAATCACGCTCTGTTAAAGATTGCTCACCAGCTTGTTTTCGAGCATGTGCCACAATCATAAATGTAACATACTTGTCGTGCTTCATATCTAAAGTATTTCTAAGGTTTGTAATTCCTCTTAGGACTTCTGCCATTGGTTGGTTTGCGTTGATTATATCGTTGTCCTCTAACAAGTCTTTGAGAGGGTCTAATATAACAAGTCCGATGTCTTTTTCTAGTATGAAGTTATATAGTTCTCTAAGACCTACATTGTGCTTTTTCCCTTGGCTGTCATATTTCCATGTATCAAGTTTGAAAGCTCCGCCGTGTAAAAAATATAAGTTATCAGGACTATCTCTTCTTGAACCTTTCAAGCGTTGATGTTCTGTCAGTCTGCTATTTTCATTCTGAATAAATAACACGTTAGTTTTAGTTGTTTCTCTGCCAGCGAACGGCTCTCCTAGTGCCATTGCCTGTGCTAAATCTTGAGCTAGTGATGACTTCATGCTCTTTTCGCTACCTGTTATAAGACCGAGTGAACCTTTAGGCAATATATCTTGTACATTCCAAAGTAGACCTCCTGCAAAGTCATCTGATTCTTTAAGTTCTTTAGCTGTGCTTACTTTGTCAAATATGCTAGTCATTTTTTTCTCCTTTAGTATATAATAACAAAAAAGACTTGAAAAGTCAAGCCTTAAATCTATTAAGTTCATAAATATGTAGCCATAAGCAATAGGCTAGTCACTAGTTACCTCCGTTGGCTCTGACTCTACGCAATAAACTTTATAAGGACTTTCTCTTGTCTCTTTGTTTATATAATCTTTCCAAGCAACAAAGCTATTATTTAAGGCCTCACATTGATATACCGCTTGACAGAGTTTATTATAATAAGCTAATTTCCTACCTCCTAAAGTTTTAACGGGTTGTTCTGGGTTAATTGTTAATGCTACATAATAAAATTTCATTTATTTCTCCTTATTTAAATCTATTAAGCAATAAAATATGAATCAATAACCAAATACACCATAAAAAAGCAACAAATAAATAAATACTTTTACTTGTAAAGCCTAAATATCCATTTAGAACTATTAGAATAATATCAAAAACAATCTGTAATATAAATCCAATTTTCATCTATTCTCCTTTTCTTATACCATAGTATCAAATTATTTTATATTTGTCAAATATTAAATTCTATTCCGTGCTACTTTTTTAGATAGCCCTTATGCCCTTATCGTGTCGTATAATCCCAGCAAGTTAAAAGAAAAGACTACTTAATTTCAAAACTTTTCTATAAATAACTCTGTCAGACTTCTACGCGTCACGGAGTGTTTCTGTTCGCCGACACTCATGGAACTCATAATCTTTTATTTCATGCTACGCTCTAGGCTATTTGTAAAGTAATCACATTTTCAATTGAGTCTAGGTTTTAAGCAACTATCCTGACCCTCAAGCGTAAGATTATAAATGACTTTCGATACTTTCAACTTTATTCAATATTGAATTCTCTATTTACATTAGTTACAAGTCATTCAGCAACCAACTATTCAATTACATAGATAATAATAACATAGACATTTTTACTTGTCAAGTATTAGATATTTATATTTTAACATATCACATTTTACACTTTGAGTTATCCTGTGTTATGTAAATTATTCTAACCTTTCACAATTCCAGTACAAGATAAAAAGATTATCAAACACTCCGGAATTCCTTTAGAAATCTTACAAACAATAAGCTAATTGTGCTTACTGATACCATACTTTACAAACAGGACACACAATGCACTTACTTTCTGCCACTTCTAGTCAAATTGCGGTTAAGCGTAAAACAAAAAGCCACTAAGGTGGCAATTTATTTATTCTTCCCTAAATCAAAATGTATTGCTGGTTGACTATTCCAAATCTCTAATGTTTTCTTATCTACTTCTGGTTGATTCATGTATTCTCTGTTCATTCTAGCTCTTGTGTTAGCTACTTTAATTTTAATACGCTTCTTGTATTCCTGTTGTCGTAAGTACATTAAATATTTATCTCTAGCCATAATTACCTCCTATAAAGAGTATAACACAAAATACCTACAAAGTCAAGCATATCTTACATAACACAGGATAAACCAAACCTGAAAAGTGGATATGCTATAATAAATACAGAAGTTAAGAGAGGATAGGCAAATGACAGAAGAGCAGCTATTATTTAAGCAAGAAACATTGTCAGAAGTTGACTTTAACGAGTTCTTACTTAACGCTGTTGAATGTGGTTTGATTAATCTTGACACAGCTTTAATTTTTAAGGGAGAATAAAGAAATGAATAAAGAACATGTTTTAGCACAAAAAGAAGTATTAACTCCGATTGAATATGAACACTATATTAAGCACTTATTTGATATTGGCGAACTAAGCAAAGAGTTTTATATTGAATTGAGTTCTGATTTATGAGCAAAGCATTAGCGATTGACTTTAGTACCTCTAATACTGGTTATGCGTTTCGTAATCCCTTAACAAATGAGTATGTAGTTGGTTCAATAGCAGGTGGTAAAAGTAAAGATCCTTTGGAACGTGCAAAGATAATTGCTGACGGTATAACAGAAATTATTGAGCATTATAACTTATTTGACTACTTTATTTATATTGAAGAACCTATCATCACGTTCAAGTCTAAAGGCAATATATCACTGATTAGAGCTAACGGTTCATTCTTAGGAGTCATGCGTAACCGTCATAACATTGGCTATGTTGATATTCCAAATTCTAAATGGTGCGGTTATCATCTAATTAAAGGTAAGAGTGCATTGCGAAAAGTACAAAGCATTGAGATACTTAAAAGCTATAATATAGTACCTGATAATGATATCAATGATGACATGGCAGACGCCTTTTGTATCTTACTCTATGTAGAAAGTCAGGATAAATAAATGATTATAATTAATATTATGACTGTATTATTGTCAATATGGTTCTTGATATCTATGTTTGCTAATTGGTACAAAGAAGAATATAAAGAATCACTAATATGCTTATTAATTAGTGTAGTATTATTTATAAGTGTATTTGGATAACTTGAGGAGAATAGACAATGATTGTAATTAATATTGCCTTGGTTATCCTTGGCATTTTATATGGTGTAGGTTCAGTTACAAACTTTAAAGAGTGGTATTATCGCCACGACTATCTAGCTATTATACTAAGTGTATTTACATCTATCTTGTTAGTGGTAGCTGGAGTATTAAACATGGTGTACTGATTGACGGTACTTAAATGTTATAGAGTTAACAGCCAAGCATAGGGTGCAAGGTGACGGGAATGCCTTAGTTAAATGAGTGTCGCCAACTAACAGCCCTTTGTATTTATAGGACATAGCCAAATTGGTATGTGGTAGTCAGAGTCGCAATCTGGTACTGGTTCGATTCCAGTTGTCCTAGTTCTCCTTTATTTATTATATGTTAGTACGTCATAGGAACTGAAAGCATATAATAACACTTGATGTAGATAATAGTAAGAGGTAGCGCCTTGAGCTAAGGAATGCTGGTGCAAGTCCAGCCCAAGTGATGTGTGGTGTATAGTCCACATGTAAAGTGTCTAATGGCACAACTATACTGAATCATATTGGGGGCAACTGTGCATGGTTGCTAAGGTATGAGGTTAGAGTAATTGAAGGAAGTACAGGTCACGACTGTGTGGGGTTCGATTCCCTGCTACTCTGTTTCAATTGAATAGCTAAGTGGCTACTATTAAAGGGTCGAGTAGTTAGTGAGTAAAACAGCGGTATACTAACAGCTTAGTGTGTAAGGGCAAGTGGGTTATGTCTCGAGTATAACGTAGGTTCGATTCCTATATGTCCTATTGAGATAAGGGGAGGAGCGAATGATTATATTATGTTGTTCATCAATCCACGTATGGCTTGCTATTAAGTTAAAGTGATTGTGAAAAATATTTTTCCATAGATACCCCCCGCTAAAGTTGGTATGTTAAGGAAATTTTCAG